GTTCTTTGTGCGATTGCGTTAGCATCACGCTCGATTTGGAAAAGAAGACCCTTGAACTTCTCAACAGACCAACGACCGTTGGAGTCAACGTCAAGGTAAAAGATACCAGCGGTTGCAGTATTAACAGCAGCGCCTTGCTCGGCAATCTTGTAGATTGTACGAATAACTTCTCTGTTGATTTCTGCAAGGATTTCAGTTGAGAGAATGTTAGCAAGTTCTGCTTCTGCGTTTAGACCGTGGATAGCCTTGAGGTCTTGAGCGAGTTCTAGTGAATACTCAGCTTTCAGCGCACGGGACTTCGCAGTAACGGTGACTTTCTCGATCGAGAATGCCATCTGGTTGAACGCAGCGGCACCACTACCATCAAGGTTTTCTGCGTCTCCGGTATTCATGCCTTGACCAGTAGCATAAGTATTGGTCGCAGCAACTCCTACTGGGTTAAGAAGGCCTGGATTTGTACCTGCTGGGTTGGAAGTAGTACCAAAACCAGCAACACCATCGGTGAATGCGCCAGTAAGATTCTGGCCTGCATTCTCACCAGAGAATGAAGTATCTACTTCGTTGAAGAATGCTTCAGTTCCAGTTTGGTTGGTGTAACGTGAACGCATCGCAAAGATAAGTCCGGTAGGACCGTTCATTGGTTGTACGCCAGCTAGGTCATAAGCGACCAAGTTGGGCATAGAACGACGGATCAAGCTGATTAGAACAGGGTCGAAACCTGCAACAGGTCCAGTAGCAACAGCTCCGGTGCCAGTATTTGAGAAACCACCAGTACCAGCTGAGTTGGTTGGGGCTTCATAGAGGAACTCACGCTCCTCTCTTTGGAATTTTTCTTGGTTTTCGAGCAGGACTGCGGTTACCATTCTACGATGTGAGTCCTTGATTTTATCAAGACCCTCATAATTAAGGAGTGGTGCCCACTTCTCCTGCAATTGTTCTGCGTTGAACATTTGCATTTGTTTTACCTCTTTTGGAAATTGTTAGTTTGATTTATTATCTAAAAATCACTTTTTAGAAACTCTGGAAAGTGTCTGAAGATAAGATTCCATCACACCAGAAACTGGCTGGCTGTAATCAGCTTCTTCAGAAATTACTTCCGAATACCCTCTTTGAGTGCCAGCATTTCTTGGGAAGTATGCTTCCCTCAATGTTACTAGCTTCTCACGATAGTCTGCCTCACTTTCAAACTCAACACTTTCAGATAGGGAAGCGAGTTTATCTTTCTGGGAGGTCGCAAGACCCTCAGAAATATCACTTAAAATTGCATCGGCAACCGATTCTGCTAGTCTTTGGTTTAGAGCAATATTTCTTTCGATTTGCTCATTGAGTTTGGTTTCCATTTCATCAAGTTTATCTACCATACTCTCGATTACATCATATTTATCTTCAGGGATTGATACATAATGATCTTCAAAAAGACCCTTCATTCCTTGAAGGAATGATTCGGTCATTTCAGTCTTAAGTCCTTGCTCTACGACGAGAGCATTTTCCTGTAGCCACTCATCGGCTACATACTCAAGATAAGAATCAACTCTTTCAGTCAATTCTGATTTGATTTCTTCAACTTGCTCAACAAGTTGATTTTCATAATGTGCTTCTAGAGATTCATAGATCTCAGAAATCTTTGAATTAATTGCTGCTTCAAAGATTAGCTTTGCCTTATCTCTAAATTCTTCAGAGAGTTCTTCACCAGCAAGAAGAGCATCAACATCTTCTTCGATGCTGATTGACTCATCCATTTTTTTCTTATCTTCTTCATCATCTTCTTCATCATCTTTTTCGGATTTTTTGGAAGATTTTTTCTTTTCTGGCTTTTCGTCTTCTTCTTCGTCTTCTTCTTCTTCTTCTTCTTCTTCGGCAGCTTCTAAGAGTTCTTCATCTTCATCATCATATTCGGAATCTTCTTTTACCGCACCAGTTTTCATTGGTTCTGTTGCTCTTGCACCTTTATTTACAACATCCTTAACTTGCTTAAGGGTTGCACCAGGAGTCTTAAGTTTGGCAGAATCATCATCTGGTCTATAATTTGAAGGATCTGGTCCTCCAAGATCTTCCCAACTACCAGTTTGACCATCAGGAATGCCTGTGCTCAACTTTTGCATTGGTACTGCTGCCTTTGCATTGGCATTTACAGCAGTACGAGATTGTGTAGTGCCTATTTCCATTTCTTGTAAGTTTTTACCACGGGACATTTGAACTCTCCGATTTACCTTTGTTAAATCTATATTTATTTATAATTTAAAGATTTGAAAGAAAATTATCAAATAATTTTACTTTATGTTCATTAAGAATTTTTTTATCTATTAATGTATTTATTGTTTTGTATGTCTTTTCTACAAATTGTTCTCTCAAAATACCACCATCCCATACCCACTCTTTCCCTTCCATAATTCCCTGAACGAAAGCATCAGGGGCGGAAGGATCTGCTACAATATCAGCAGCAGTTGCCAACATAAAATCTTCACCAACAACTTTGTGGCCTTCGTTGGTTTGAATTAGTGAACCTACACCACGAGAAGAAACCCCAAGGGTCACACCTTCACCAATAAGTGATTGTGCAATTTTTCCCATAGGAGTAGAAAGTAATTGTGATCTTCCCTTGAAGTTATTTCCTTCACGAACAAGTGAAGTAATTTTATGGGAAACACGATCTAAATTAATTGTGGGTCCATCTGGATGTCCAAGTTCGCCAAGAGCACGACCTTTTTCGATAAAAGACTCATTGTATCTTTTGACTTCACGATCAAGAATATCGACCGGATATTCTCTTCCATTACGATTCCTCATATTTCCTTGAAGGTATATGCCTTCGATGAACATTCTTTTTGAGGATCCCGTACCCTCAACAATAAATTCTACTTTTTGAACTTCTTCTGTGATTAGTTTCATTTTAGGTTTGTGATGCGATTTGAACTTCTGCAATACTTACAGTTGCTGCCACTGGAGCAAATACGGAAACTTTTACGCTTCTGGAAATGGAAGCATTTGTCAACGCAACCCCAACAACTGAAGAACTATTATAATTCAAAGTAATATTTGATGAAGTTGATGCAGTCACTTGTGAGTGGACCGTATTGATTCCTGCCGGATGTGCATTTTGAATTGTCACATAATCACCAACAATAAATGGATTTCCATTATTTTCACCAAAATCCACAACGGTTGTTGTTCCTGTAGCGATACCGGAAATTTTTTGTCTGGCAACTCTTTGTTTTAAAACTTCTGAACTATTTGGAACAATCATAAAATCATTTACAGTTGCAACTGGGTTTTCAGAAATTTGAATATAAGCAGCAGTTGTTCCGCAGGAAACACGAATATGTCCAGATTGAAGAGCAATAGGATTAGATGTTGCGGTAGTTGCGGCAGCAGCATTTACTGCACTAAATGTTTGTACAATTCTAAAACTCATCAGTCTTCCTCATCTTCATCGTCTTCCTCATCTTCATCGTCTTCGTCATCTTCATAAGATTCCGAATCTTCTTCGCCAAAAAGACTAGCAGCAGCATATGGTCTTACTGCATCTATTCTTTCTGCACTTTTAGAAAAAAGAAGATCTTTGATTCGATCAGTGACTTGCGATTGAGAATCACCAGAAGCAATCATATCTATTAAATCGTCCATACTGTTATAATATATTAATAACTAAAAACTATTTATATCTCTCCACCTTTAGGCATTTTGATTTCGGTGGATTTTGCTTGTTTTGTTAAGTCCGGCTCCATCATTGGCTGTCCCAAATCCATTCCCCCAGCATTATTCTGAGGTTGCATTCCTCCTGTATTGTCTTGGAAAGGCATACCGGTTGATGGATCGATAGTTGCCGGATCTGCTATAATTCCATCTTTAATTTCTTTTTTAATTTGTTTGTCGATTTCTTCCATAAGAGTATCGGACTGCCTAAGAACTTTCTGTCTTACATATTGCGCTGAGAAATAAGTCCCAATATATGGTTGCATAGCGGCAACAACACCCAATTGGTCATTTAGAAGCTCATTATTCTTTAAGTCTGAAAAGTGATTATCATAAACAAAATCATATTGAATGTGATCCGATAGAGACTCCCAATCTTCTGGTGTGATGATATTTTTTAAAATCAATTGAGTTTTCAAAAAGTCATTAAACATTTGAGAAAATCTTTTTCTCAATCTTCCTACAAACTTTGTGAATTTAAGTTCATCTCTTAAAATTTCAGAAGATCTTCCAAGATTAAAACCACCACCACCAACATCAATTCTACTTGATGGAACATTTAGCGATTTGTAAAGTTTCTTTTGGAAATATTCAATATCTGCTAATTCTCCAAGATTTTGTCCACCCGGAAGTGTGGTGATTTCTGTTCCACGACCACCTTCTCTACGGGGCAACCAAAAATCTTCAAGCATTGCCATATGTTTACGATCATCACGAATCTCTCCTGTATCTGCATTATATACAAGTTTATTTCTATAGCGATTCATCGTATCACGAAGATATTGCTCTGCTTTAATTTTTGGTAGATTTCCCACATCAATATAAAAAATTCTACGTTCTGGAGCACGAGATAGTCTATAAATCACGAGACTATCTTCAATCATTCTCAATTGATTGAGTGCTTTAATTGCTTTGTGAAGATATGAAAGAACTGTTTGTTTGTTGCGATCTACAAGACCAGATGTAATAAATGTAATTGAATCTTTTGCAATTTTTACACTCTTTGATTCATTCCTAAATGAAATTGAACCACCACTACCCATAGCGGCGTTTGGATCATACTGATAATACTCTTCTATTTTTGGTGCTTGGTAAATGTCAATGGGATTTTTATTTCCACTTATGGGAGTTGGAAAATTTGCATTTGGTCCAGATTGTTCTGCTCTACGAATAAATCTAATTTTGAGCGGATCGATATATCTTAGTTCTTTGATTCCTTCTTGTGGTTTGTCTTGGTCTATCACTTTGTGGTAAAAGATTCTTCCATCGATATACCAATTTCTAAAAATTTCGTGTGATTTTCTGTCAAAATCTAAAATATCTTTAATTATTTTAAATTCTTCTCTAATAATTTGCTTCAATTTATCTGAAGCTGGAAGATTCGAAAGTTCAATTTCTACGGGAGAATCATTCAAATCAGATACAATTGCTTCATTCACTACATCTTCGATGGCACTATCACATTCTGGGTGAAGTGCCATTTCACGATATCTTCTTACCAAATCTTGCTCACTTTTATAAACACCTTCGATGTCTACATATTGTCCATAAAATCCACTTTGAAGATAAAAATCTGATTTATCCTCTTCATTGGGAGGTACTGGAGAGATAATGCCTTTAGACTTATCTACTTCAGCACCTTTTATTTTAAATCCAAATAATTTAGCCATTAATGCTCAAATCAAGTTTTTATTATTTATGCTCCAGTTCCAAGTTGAGTTGCACCAACAGGATCGAGAGCATCCCACCATTGAACTTGAAGATCAACGGTAAATTCTTCAATTGTATCTGAAGAATCATACGAAAGAGTAATGTCACTTACTGAAGTTGGGAAAACTCCATAAAATTTATATTGCTTCAATACTGGAATTTGAGTTGCACTTGTTGGAGTTAATCCATTAGTTAAAGCTCTCCCAAATTGTTTCACAAAAACCTCTTTCTGGTAATCTACTGGATTATTTTTTCCAGCATTATCTTCGTGTTTGTTGATAAGATTCATCCATCTCTCAAAGGCAGTTCTGATTGAGAAATCCGAATCATTAATTACGGTAATAGTCCAAGGATCAAATGTTCTATCACCGGCAATTTTAAGATTTCTTCCTCTAAATGGAACATCAATAACCCCAAGAGTAGAAGCAGGAAGACTTGCGGCTTTAACTAGAAATCTAGTTTTATCCGAAAGTGCATCCTCGGTAATTCCTACTGGAATTGAATCGGAAGGAAAGAACAATTCACATTCAAATAAATTAGGTCTCGCTCCACCCCCGAGCATTCTACCCTTGAATTGGTCAAGGGTTCTGTCTTTTGTGTTTGGAATGTTTAAGTTAGCCATTGTGGGTTTCCTCTATTGAATTAAATGTTTCCTACAACTTCTTCAAAACTTACTTCTGTGCGTGTAGCAACAAAGGTAAGCCCAATGAAGTTAATTGATCTTGCAGGC